GATTGATTTTGAACAACTGCGAATTGAACTCGAAAGCGATGAGGGTTGCGAGTACAAGGTGTATCTAGACCATCTTGGTTATCCAACTTTCGGTATTGGGCACTTGATTAAAGAAACCGATGAGGAATATGGTTGTGAAGTTGATACGCCTGTTAGTCCAGAGCGTGTTCAAGAAGCGTTTGAGGACGATGTGCAAAGTACTTACAACGATTGTGTCCGGTTGTACCCAGATTTTGATATGTTGCCAACAGAAGTTCAGTTAATTATAGGAAACATGATGTTTAACATGGGGTTAACTCGGTTATCTCAATTTAAGTTGATGAAAAAAGCTGTTGATGACCGTGATTGGAAAGAGGCCGCTACTCAAATGACAGATTCTAAGTGGTATACCCAAGTCCCAAACCGAGCGGCTCGACTTGTTGCTCGCATGAACGCATTAGCTTAGCTTTCTTTAATCTTAGATATATGAGATAAAATAAGGTTTTATTAGATATTCTGGGATTTGAGGTATAAGATGGCGCGTGAGGACGTTTGGATTGCGGAGAGTGTATATCGCATTTGTCGTAATGAACGAGACGCTATAGTGAACATGTTGAAGTTTGATGGTGTCAAAAGTATGGAGCACTATCGTGAACTGATGGGCATGTTAGCTGCTTTCGACCATGTGGAACAGGAACTCAAGAGCCTGCTAAATAAACAGGAGCAAATTGATGAGTGAATCATCTGCAAATTTAGAAAAAATTTATACAGAACCGAAAAAAAAGATCTTAGACCCTGATTTAATTGATAAATCTCTTCTTGAAAGAATGCCCGCTCCAACCGGATGGCGCATCTTAATTTTACCTTATCGTGGCACTGGCAAAACTGAAGGCGGTATTTTGTTGTCAGACAACACCGTAGAACAGCAGCAAGTGTCTACTCAGGTTGGATACGTCCTGAAAGTAGGAGCCCTTGCTTACCAAGATCAGGACAAATTTCCTGACGGACCGTGGTGCAAAGAAAAAGATTGGGTCATGTTTGCTCGGTATTCGGGATCACGTTTCAACATCGATGGTGGTGAGGTTCGTATTTTGAATGACGACGAAATATTGGCAACAATTTTGGCCCCTGAAGACGTTTTACACTTTTAAAGGATAGATAAGATGGCGCAAGAGCAAGAAATTGAACAAGAAGGCGTTGGCATTAAAACAGAAGAGGTTGAGGTCGAAGTCCCAGAAGATTTAGAAGATCAATCTATAGAAGTTGAAGAGGTAGAGTCAGACAACTTTACAAAAGCAGAAAGTGCGACGCAAAAACGAATTGATAAGTTGACGAAAAAAATGCGTACAGCAGAGCGGGAGAGAGAAGCCGCTTTGAAATATGCACAACAGGTTCAACAAGAATCGAACGACCTGAAGTCTCGTTTGGGGAATCTAGATCAAAATTATATCAATGAGTTTTCTAATCGCGTCGAAACTCAAATGACTACCGCAGAACAAAGCCTCGCTCGTGCGATTGAAATGGGAGACACAAACGGTGTCATCGAAGCACAGCGAGCGATTACTCAATTAGCTATTGAAAATGACCGTGCTAAACAGGCAAAACTGCAATCAGATCGCTACGCACAGCAGCTCTCCGCGCAACAGCAAGTCGAAGTACAGCAGCCAATGCCTCAACAAACTCGCCGGCCGGATCCAAAAGCAGAAGACTGGGCAGAACGTAATGAGTGGTTTGGGACTGATGAAACCATGACGTATGCGGCTTTTGGTATACATAAAAAATTAGTAGAATCAGAAGGGTTTGACCCGCAGTCTGATGATTACTATACTGAGTTAGATGCCCGAATTAAGGAGGAGTTTCCTCACAAATTTCGGAATCAACAAACGGGTGAAGCACGTCGTCCCGCTCAGACGGTAGCTTCAGCGACCCGCGGAACAACTGGGCGCAATAGTAGAAAGGTTCGCCTCTCCAAGAGCCAGCTAACGATAGCGAAGAAACTAGGAGTGCCACCAGAAGAATACGCAAAATACGTCAAGGAGTAAGAGATGACTGAACCAAAAGATACGTCAACGAGGACTCCTCGCGCTAATAGTACCCGGGAGAAAACGGCACAGCGTAAGCCGTGGGCTCCACCATCAATGTTAGAAGCACCACCTGCGCCAGACGGTTACAAGCACCGTTGGATCAGGGCAGAAGTTCGTGGTTTTGATGATCGTAAAAACATCAGTGCAAAGTTACGAGAAGGTTGGGAGTTAGTCCGTGCAGACGAATATCCTGATTTTGAAGCCCCGGTTATTGATTCAGGTAAATATGAGGGTGTTTTTGGTGTAGGTGGTTTACTACTCGCACGAATACCAGAAGAAACAGTTGCAGAGCGTACTTATTATTTTGAGAGCAAAAACGCCGATCAAATGACTGCTGTCGATCAGGACATGATGCGAGAAAATCAACATTCGACGATGAAGATTACTAATCCAGATCGTCAACAACGTGTAACCTTTGGTGGGCCTCGTAAGTGAGACTCGATAATTAAATAAAGGAGAGGAAGATGGCAAATCAACTCACAGGTGGGTTTGGTCTTCGTCCGATTGGTAAAGTAGGTGGCAACGTTAATAATAACGGAACCACGCAGTACGAAATTGCCAGCAATTACACCACTGCTATTTATAATGGCGGGATTGTTGTGCCTGCGTCGTCAGGAACAATTATTATCTCAGACCAAGCAATAGCGCCACTGGGTGTTCTAGCGGGAGTTGAGTACGTTGACTCTGGTACCAAAAAGACGACTTTTGTTAACTATTGGCCTGGATCTAACAACGTAAGCGTTGACACTAATTTCCCAGTTAAAGCGTTTGTGTATGATGATCCAATGCAACTATTCGTAGTCGTTGCAGACGGCACGAACACAGATCGGGCTACGGCTCGTGCTGATATTTTCTCTAACTGTGATATGGCTAGTGTAAATAACGGCAGCACCAACACTGGAAAATCAAGCGATATGCTCGACATAAGTTCAGCCGCTACAACTAACACGCTAGACGTGCGTATTGTAGGGTTGTATGAAGATGCAGCTAACGTAGATTATTCCGCAGTTGGACATCAATACATCGTTCGTCTCAACGGTCATTTCAACACAGGTATGCAAGCTGCTGTAGGCACGTTTGCAACTACCGGTATTTAAGGGGGCGGATAAATGGCTATTTCACGCGCACAACTCGCGAAAGAGTTAGAGCCGGGTTTGAACGCCCTTTTTGGGATGGAATATACCCGTTATGAAAACGAACATGCAGAAATCTACACGGAAGAAACGTCAGACAGAGCCTTCGAAGAAGAAGTTATGTTGGCAGGATTTGGCACAGCACCTACTAAACAAGAAGGTTCTGCCATTTCTTTCGATGACGCGCAGGAAACTTTCACTGCTCGTTACACGCATGAAACGATAGCGTTAGCTTTTTCAATTACAGAAGAAGCTATTGAAGACAACCTGTATGACCGGCTGGCTGCAAGGTACACTCGTGCATTGGCTCGTTCGATGGCGAATACAAAGCAGATCAAGGCGGCAGCAATTTTGAACAACGCATTCAGCACTAGCTCACCAATAGGTGACGGTGCCGCGCTGTGTTCAACGTCTCACCCTTCAGTTTCAGGGAATCAACGTAACATTCTATCGGTTGCGTCGGACCTTAATGAAACTTCGCTGGAACAGTCGTTGATCGATATTGCAGGTCTGACGGATGAAAGAGGTTTGAAAATCGCAGTACGCGGTATGAAGCTGGTGATTCCAAAAGAGCTACAGTTTGTTGCAGAGCGAGTGATTAACTCAAATCTAAGGTCAGGCACCGCTGACAATGATGCAAACGCCATTAAGAATATGGGCATGCTTCCAGAGGGTGCAGTGGTTAACCATTATCTGACTGATACAGATGCGTTTTTCATTCTGACAGATGCACCAAATGGCTTTAAATACTTTAATCGCTCGCCGATTAAAACAGCTATGGAAGGTGACTTTGATACCGGCAATATGCGGTTTAAAGCTCGGGAGCGTTACAGCTTTGGGGTTTCAGACTGGAGAGCCGTGTTCGCTACACCGGGTGCAGCTTAAAGATTAGGGGCCTTTGGCCCCTTTCTTCTGACGGTTTAAAGACCGACACTAGCCAAGACAGGAGATTGACATGGCTAATTCAACATTCAGCGGTCCAGTCCGCTCAAAAGGTGGGTTCACCTCTATAAGTGAAAACTCTTCAACAGGTGCGATCAGCACTTTATCTAGTATCAGTGCTACGGGAGTTGCTTCGTTTGATGCCAACACTTTAGCGACTGAAGCTGGAACAGGTATCACCACAGGTTCTGGGACTATTTATCGTAGTTCAGTGCAACGTGTTGGTGGGATTATCACTACCCGTATTTTGATTGATCTGACAGGTCTGCGTTCAACGGGCTCTGGTGACATCATTGGTGTCGATGGCACAGCACTTGTTTGCCATATTGGTCAAATTACTGCGGCACAAAACGGAACAATTCTGACCGGAAGTATGGAGTGTTTTGAAGCTCCTGCTGGTGGCGATCCAGATATCAACATTCACTCCGCTACAGAAGGAACAGGTGTTGAGGATGGTGCTATTGCTGACCTGACAGAGACTTTGTTAGTTAACGCAGGGGATGCAACACTGGGCAGTAAGGTGTTCTTTTCTGCGGTGCCAGCGGCAGATGAGTTTCTTTATCTGACAACAGGTGCTGCAACCGAGAATGATTACACAGCAGGCAAACTTTTCATTGAAATGATGGGTTATGCATAATTATAAGGAGCTTTAAATGGCTGGTTCAGATGTTAAAGCAAAACTTATAAGCGATGAAAACGCCTCAGACGATGATCGTTTAGTTACGGCTGCTCGACCTAACACGACCGCAACTTTAGCTAACACTACTTTTGCAGGTGGTGGAGCTAGAAACGTAATTGTGACTACCACAGGCACAGGCGATAACGCAAAAACCACGACCATCACGGGGACAGATGTTTTCGGTAACACCTTGACGGAAACTATTATCTCTACTGGTAGTGCCGAAGCGGTTGCTGGGACCAAACTGTTTTTAACAGTTACATCTGTGGTTTGTTCTGCACAATACGCGGCAAACATTAAAGTTGGGTCGGGAACTTTGTGTGCGGAAGCAGTCAATAGTTCTGCTCGATTACGTCTCAAAGGGATGTCCATAGTTTCTGGTGGAACCGCAGGGACCGTTGAATTTATCAATGGTACCCCAGAAGACGGAACGGTGCTGTTTAAATCACGGACAATAGGCACAGACAACACCACTACCGATAGAACTATCCCCGAAGAGGGGGTTTTGTTTGATAGTGGTATGTCAGTGAAATATACCGTTGGCACTATCGACATGATGACGTTTTTCCACGCCTAAGTATGGCTAAATCGAAAGGCAAAATGCCTGCCCGAAATAAACAAAATTTTCGGCCTACAAGTAAAGGCGCAGGCATGACTGCTGCCGGGGTTGCCGCCTATCGGCGGAAAAATCCTGGCAGCAAGTTGCAAACTGCCGTAACCAAAAAGAAAAATTTAACAGAAAAAGAAAAAGCGCGGCGTAAATCGTTCTGCGCTCGTTCTGCTGGTCAAATGAAAAAATTTCCCAAAGCGGCGAAAAACCCAAACAGTAGACTTCGCCAAGCTCGAAAAAGATGGAGATGTTGATGTGAAAGCAGAGGATGTATTGATAAAACTAGAGCAGCATGAGGCTGAATGTAATTTAAGATATGCTCGGATAGAGGAGCGATTGGAAGAACAAAAGATTACTTTAGCTAAGCTGGATTTACGCCTATGGGGCTTAGCGGTATTGATTGTTGCGGCAGCGGTTGCTGAACAGTTAATTTAATGACGATTCGCCGCAGTAGCATGAGTAAACAGATTGCAAACCCTCCGCAAAAGAAAAAGTGGAGTGCAAAGAGAAAGCGGTCAGTCAACTGTGACAGACCAAAGGGATTTTCAGAAAAAGCGTATTGCGCTGGGAGAAAGAAACGTGGCAAAAAAAGCTAAAAGTGGCGGAAAAATTTGTCCCGAAGGAAAGGCTTGGGCTAAACGAACTTTTGATACATACCCTTCAGCTTATGCAAATCTTGCTGCATCAAAGTATTGCAAAGATCCCAACTATGCGAAAAAAGCTAAGGGTGGTAAAAGGAAGGGCAAATAATGCGGGCAAAGGTTAAGAGCAGAATTAACAAAGTGGCTGGTGCTTTGAATAAAGCCTCAAAAAAACATGCGGCTCAAGCCAAGACATTGAAAGGCTTAGTTAATGGCAAAAAAAGAACCAGCAAAAGGAACGGGTAAAAAACCGCCAAATACAGACCGTCGGTTGTATACGGATGAAAATCCAAAAGACACGGTCAGCATAAAATATGCGACTGAAGCAGATGCTCGCGCGACCGTGGCAAAAGTCAAAAAAATAAAAAAACCTTTCGCTCGTAAAATACAGATACTTACCGTGCTGGAGCAAAGAGCAAAAGTAGCGGGTAAACCTAAACAAGCCGCAATTGCTAAACGTGGCAAGCAAGCGATTAGGAAGCAGCATGGCAAAGCTTAGATATGATCGATTTTACTACAAGCCGTTACCGGACGAAGTGACGCTCGATAATAGTGATATCGACGGTATTGGTGTTTTTGCCCTACAAAATATTGAAGAGGGCGTTGATCTTGGTGCCACTCATATAAAAGTGCCGATGATTGCCGGGTACATTCGAACCCCTTTAGGTGGTTTTTTGAATCATGCGGAAGAGCCCAACTGTTATCTGGCTTTGTCGCAGGATTGGGACGATTATAGGGTTTATAATTTAATTACGATGTGCGAAATCGAGCAAGATGAAGAGCTCACGTTAAACTATGATTTTTGAGTGGAGCCGTTATGGGACAACTTAAACAGTGGCTGAAACAAAACTGGGTTCGGATAGGATCTGATGGATCTATCAAAGGTCCCTGTGGCACATCAAAAGATACAAAAAAACCAGACCGTTGCCTGCCGGCCGCGAAAGCAAGAAGCCTCAGTAAAGCAGAAAGGGCTTCTACTGCTAGAAAAAAGAAGGCGGCACAGCAAACAGGCAAAAAGGTTGTAAAAAACACACCAAAAGCAACGGTGAAAATGAGCTCTGGGGGTGTCGCTGGACGCTTCCACAGAGGGTGCGGGGCAGTCATGCCTGATCGTAGAAAGCGGACGAAATATTCATAGGAGGTCATTATGAAAAAGTCCAAAGGAAATATGGTTATGAAAAAGGCCAAAGGCGGCATGGTTATGAAAAAGGCCAAAGGCGGCATGGTTATGAAAAAGGCCAAAGGCGGTCCGGTGATGAAAAAAGCTAAGGGCGGCATGGTTATGAAAAAAGCTAAGGGCGGAACTGTTCGCAAAATGAGTAAAGGTGGGACTGTTCGTAAAATGAGTAAAAGTGGTGCTACGCGGACTAAAACCACAACCATTGTAAGAGGGTATTAATTTGCCTTACTTAATTAGCAATATCCCACATTTCAAATGTTGGGTCAGACGCGAGTTTACCTGTAATCATGAACGGTATCATGGCGAATATCTCCATGCACTCGCGATTGCTGTCAACACAATTCCTGATAGATCTTTAACTTTTCAGGTAGTTTTTACTGGATGTGAAAGACATTTAGAGGACAGTGATGAAAATTTACATGGGGGTGCAATGTGGGCTCGTATGCCGATAGAAGCCTTAGTCGCTGACATCGATATTGACGGTTGGCCAGAAAGGATGGAAGACCATCTTTGTCAACCTTGGGACTGTGAATCGTTTAATCATTCTGTTGTCGTGTTAGATCGAGTCAGTTCTAGTCCTTGGATCGCTAAAGTCAATCATGAATTTTATGAGGCGCGATACATGTTTACTGTTGACTATACGGAAAATGCTATCGCAGATAGCCCCGATCAGCATAAACAAAGTCATGTTTTATATTTAACAGAGGGCCCCTGGGAGGGTAATGTGGTCGCTTTGCCTAATAATCGGGTCAGAGCCACAAGTCCTGCTTTATGGGATACCGGCGAGGGTGCTCCAGACTTTAAGCCTAGTCAATATCTACATTCGGCCGAGGGACATACAAGTTACACAGATCCTGATATAGTTTTTGATAATCTGTATTCAGATGGGATAGAAGAATAATGGCAACATCAAGCTCTACAAA